GAATTTGGCGTCCCTACGGGGATTCGAACCCCGGTTACCGCCGTGAAAGGGCGATGTCCCATCTGTCATATTTCACTATGATAATATTTGTAAAGTTTTGTAAATTTATTGGAGAATCGGGAGTCTTTTTAGGACATCGTGTAAATGTTCAGGTGCTAAATGTGCGTAACGTTGGGTAACTCGAATGTCAGAATGACCCAGTAAAGTTGAGACATGGTAAAGAGGAACGCCATTCTTAACAAGAAAACTAGCAAATGTATGTCTTAAATCATGAATCCTTACATAGCCTAGATTGGCTCTTTTCACTGCTAATTCAAATCCACGCCGAAAACTTCTAATATTTCTATCTGTTCTGGGATTATAAAATACATAATGTTTGTGTGATCTCAATCTGAGCAGTGCAGCAACACAAACAGTATTAATTGGCTTATAAACTGTTTTTTTATTCTTAGAAAGTGAATTTCTAATAATAATATAACGATCATCTAAGTTGATATTATTCCAAGTCAAAGTCGTTAATTCTGATGCTCGACAACCTGTATTTAATGCAAGTGTTATAAAGTCATAGAGCATTATGTTGTTAAAATCACGTGTAGCAGATAATAATTTTCTACATTCAGTTGATGTTAAAAACCGTGGCATAAAATCATGTTCAAATAATTTAAATCTATTAAATGGATTTTTAAAATTAGCAGAAGGAACATGGGTAAGATAATAATTAAATGCTGATCGAATTACATTCAACTCTCTATTAATTGTCGAGTTCTTAACACCCTCAAGACTTCGATATGTACAATAGTCAATGATGATATCTATTGTAATTTCATCAAATTTATAGAACCATTCCAGATAAAGAATTTTATCCTGATATGTATGTTTGGATTGATACAGCGCATTTTTAGAATAATAGTTAAGTATTTCTTGTATATTCATAAATCACCTATTTGTAATATTTTGCCAATCATGTTTTTTAAGTGAATTTTTAATATACATAAATATCAATAAGTTAAAAATTTAAATTTGTCCAGGAGAAGATCTTCAGCTTTGACTCGAGTTGTAATAAAATGCCAGTCAGTTCGCGCACTGCGTGACGCTCTGAAACTCCCGCTTTGAAGCAAAAGGGAGCTTGTAATCAGGGAAATGATTTCAAAATCGAATGTAATCAGTTCACTCGTAGACACTCGTTCTAGTCTTGCGTATGACAGTCAATGACATCGCAATATCCAATGAAGTCTATGTAACTGGAATAGCCTAATTGAATCCAATCAGCAAGTTTTGAAATAAACATAATAACTAAAGGGCCAACGAGAAATAAAAAAGCGACAAAACAAAGAATTGTTAGAGAAGACAAAATTAAGATAAAAAAGTATGAATCATAAAATTTATTCATAGTGCGTTTGCTCCAGTGATTGTTTGACGCTGTAAGTTTGGCTGAACATAGTTGTTTGCTTGCTGCTTATCACGCAGATAATTCAAATAGATTTCGTATTCCTGAGGTGTCATTTTGGAATTATTCTGCGAATTATATGGTTGATTATTGCCCGTAAAATTGCCCTGAGGATTTGTGTTATAAGAGGGTGCATAATTGTCTCCCTTTTTTTGTGCAAAGTAGTTATAAGGACGTTCAGCCTTGTCAATGACTCGTTTACACGTTTCTGGATTAATATCTTTGATTAAGGTTCCCTGATTTGTGTATGCATAGTATTTACCAGCATATTTAATGCAGCCAGAAAATGTTGGTAATGAAGTTGCTGTATATTGCTGATCAGTCTGGACATTAAATGGATCGTTATAATCGTATTTAATGCTATACGTTTGAGCTTGTTGTGGATTTTGTGATGCAAGCTGCTGATTTCGATGTTCAGGATTTTGCAAATCTAAATACTGCTCTGGGGTCATTCCCAAGCTTGCAGCTTTTTGGGCAACTTCAAGAGCTTGGCTATGTTCAGGATTTTGTGATGATACATTTTGATTTGGTTGCAGCGGGTGAGCCTGAACTTGTTCTTTTTTTCGAAACCAACCCATGAAGTTTGATTCATAAGCTTGTCTAAAACCATTTGCAATTAATAAGATCGGTATAAGCGCAAGAACTGCATATTTAAGCGGAAATGTTTTTTTAACTGCATGATGTTCAGACGATTTATAAAAGTTATATAGATGTTTTGGGTAACGCCAGAAACGTTTGTTTAAAGCACTATCAGCAGCAGACTTCGACCAAGTCGTTATGGCTTCGCCAAACTCCCAGATCGTAGCAGCATCGATACCAAATTTTCTACGCAACACATAATGATTAGTCACTGATGCAAGTACATCTGTATTTAATTTAGCAACGCGCTGAGTAATAAAATAGATTTCTATTCCGAAATGACCATGCAACAACAAGCCACGTCCTATATCTCTAATTTCCTCTTTGCGCTTCTCCAATGCGTGTTTTTTTAATTTCTCAATTTTATCGATATTTGATCTTATATATGCAGTAGTTGCATTGGGTACATTGTTTAGTTTCTCAAGAAGATCATCAAATGGCTGTTCATTGATCTTAAATGTCTTCAATAAATCCTGTTCACTGAATGCTGGATGCTCATGAGCTTCATCCCAGACAAGTACAGAACCATTGGGAAGATCACGCCAATCGAATGGATCATTGATTGAACTCGATACCGAAATAACACCAGGTATTTTTATGTCGATAATGTTTGTATAAACAATTCGACCTCTATTGAGTTCCTCAAATATTTTCTCTATTGCAAGCAATGTCTTGCCAGTGCGAATAGGTGCAGAAATTAGTATGCTCATAGTATCAGCGCAACCTCGGACGCTCGGTCGTGTCGGTCGGTCGCAAGCTCCTCCTCACTCCTCGCGTCCGCTATTGCGCTTTACCAATGACAACCTTGGCAGTACGTATAAACGTCGCTATTCCAATGGCAGACATGACAATTGATAATGCTTGAGGGACTTGTAATATTGATATTGCGCCAAACATGGCAGCAGGGATGTTATTGAGTAATCCGTACATTCGATCTTGGGCTTGTGCGACAAGATCATTGACCCAGTTGTATGAAAGTATTGCTAGTGACGCACCAACAAGAACGCGAAATAATAATGAAGATAAAACAGCGCCTAGAATAGTTATAAGTACGGCTGGCATCAGGCTTTACTCACTATGTAAGCTGCAAATAAATAAGCACCAATTAAAATGAAATAGCCCGCAATTTGTAGGTAATAGCACCATTCTGAGAAGCTGAATGTGTATGTGCCAAGCATGGGCATAACGAGTGTTGAATCTGGTGGACATTGTGCGTTTGAACCAAAAATATTGGTTTTTAGTTCAGAACGTGGAATTTCTTTTTGTGGCAATTCGCCATTTAAGCCATCTAGTTGAGCTTGATCTGGGGGTGTATTTAGCCAATCTTTAATATCTTGTATTAAACCCTTTGATTCTTTGGCTGTTTTATTAAGTTCGTCGATTTTCTGATTCGTTGCTGTTAAATCAGTGGGTTGACCGTTAGAATCAGTGTTTTTATTAATTAATTGATCAAGTTTAGTATTTGTATCTTTTGTATTTTGATTAATTGAATTTAATGTTGTATTTGCTGAATCCAATTTAGAATTTGTTGCATCAATTTTTTGATTTGTAGAAGTTAATGTATTACTTACTTCTTTAACCGATTTATTAACTTCGTTAAGAGATTCATTAATTGAATTTCTCATTGTATTTATTGCATTAATAATGCCTTGAACATCGACTGTAACATTCGTTGTAATGTTGTTTACAACATTAACTACTGTTGAACCACTTGAACTTGTACTGGTTGAAGTTGATGTACTTGTTGACGTATTGCTTGAATTACCAGAGCCAGAGCCGTTGCCATCTCCATTACCCGTTCCAGAGCCGTCGCCATCACCAGAACCTGAACCATTGCCATTGTTACCCGTCCCAGAGCCGTCACCATCAGCTGGACCGCTACCGTTATTAGGGTTTGAAGCATCACCACCTTTTTTTACACAAATAGCCTTACCATTAAAAGTTCCACCTACATAGTCAGAGCCACATCCTTGCGGAGGTCTATCACAGTAAGCAGCACCATTAGAACAGCCTTGTTTAATTTCAGGTGTAATATTATCAGGACATTTTATTGATCCATCAGAAAGACGAGTACAGCCGTCATTTGGAGGTGTATAACAACCACCGTAAGGGTCTCTTGGATTACATTTGTTAGTTTTATACTCATTTGTACAGTTATTAACTGTATTCTTTGAAGAATTTCTCAAATATTTTAATCGTTTACCGTTAAAATTAATCGAACCACCACCATCATCTTTATAAACGCAGAAACTACCATCTGGTTGTGGTACACAGCTAGTCATTGGTTCAGGGTCATCAAAACCATAATAGACAATAGCTGAAAAACCAACATCGGGGCACTCAACAGAAGGAGCGTTAGAAGTTCTGATAGGTGCGGAAAAACCAGTTGAAAGATTGCCATTACTATTAGTCAACGAGAAATAACAATTGTCTTGAGTAGCACTAACAAAAACAGGCTTTTCAGACGATCTACTAGCTAAATAAAGTTGACAAGTCTGCTCGGGAGAACTAGAAGCAAACGAACCGAAAATAGTGTATTGAATAGCAGCAAGAGCATTTGATGATAAAAATGAAAATAAAACAAAAATCAAATATTTAAAAAATCGCATGTATGCCCCCAAATCTTTTAAATATTTCATCTAAATAGATAAGCAAAGGCGACAAATGAGGTAATCAAAATTATCCAATTACATAGATCAGCATTCATTTGTCGCCCCTACTATTATTTTCCGAAGAAGCCAAGAACTCGGCGAACACCCCAGATAATGACTACAACACCTAACATCCAGTTTGCAGCAGTCTGAATCCACGTTGATGCACTTGAACCACTTGTTGCAGTTGCAGGGTCAAATTCACCAGCAGCCATTGCAAGCTCAGGCACTGTGAAAGCTAACACTGCAAAAGCAGCAACTAAAAAAGACGGAATGTACTTTTTCATGACATTTACTCCATTTATTATCCGACTAGCCTAATGACACGCTTTATGCCCCAAACTAAAGCAAATATTGAAAATATCCACCCAAGCATGTAGTCACGATCAGCGTTAGAAAGCGGGGGAACAAAGTTTTGTTCCGTCCACTCAAGACACGTTTGCACACCCTCGGCAGTCGGTTGTGATAGTTGGCGACAAACGTAGTCCATTCTTATAATTCCTTGTTTGTGTAGTTCTTATAGGCTTTAAAAGCAGCCTGATAGATCAGGTAGCAAGTAGTGACCAGACCAACTAAAAAAAAGTACCAAACAAGGATTGTTATCATTTTTTAATTCCTGTTAACAATGTGCTAGTTTGTTAGAACAACGATCTTCAAACGTGTCTGAACAAGTTTTGTTAGCAATTGCAAAGACAATCACAAGGAAAATCATAAGAACCGTTTTAAGAAGATTCATTACTCAACCGACACACTTAGCCATATGGAACGGCAAATATTGATAATGAAAATAGCTGAAGCATTTAGGGCATTCCGCTTGATTATCACCGTTCATAAATACATATTTCATATTTGCCACTCCAAAATAGCCTAAGCAGATTTCGAAGCCGAACCTTGTAGAGGTACGACATCATGAATAATGGTCATTGTTTTATTACCATTGGTCACGATTTCCATGGTGATCTTTGCGTTGAATGGGTACTGCAAATCCTGAATTTTTTTAATATTTTCAGAAGTACCCCATTTATATTCAGCAGTTGAATAGCCGAATCCAGTTTCACCAAAAGGTGTTTCAACATAAATTTTTGTATAGTTGTGGAGAACACCTTCAACAGTATTGTTGAAAGATTTAGAACCACAGACTTTCCCATCAGCAACAATTTTCATTTTTTATTTCCTCAGCCTATTTAAATCCCATACCTAAGCAGGCAACGCATCAGGGGGGAGTGATTGCATAAAATCTACGGTCAAAGGTTTAAGGCGTTTTGGAAATTCGTCCTTTTCAGGCATGAGAATGTCCAAAACTTTGGTGTCGTCACCATAGAATTTACGAAAAGCGTTTAGGTACTTACCAAATTGATGTTTGGTAATTTCGATAGCCTTATCCCAGATGATCTCGGCTTTTTTTTCTAAAAGATCGAACTTGATAGCTTTTGACTGATCATCAAAAACATGGAAACAAGGATAAGCAGCTAAGAAATGCTCAGATGCATTTAATAGGGCATCAAGAGGGATATAATAAGAGCGTGATTTAAACTCAACTTCTACACGTGTCCAGAGGCTATTAGGATCACCGAGCTGCATACCTTTTTCATAAACACGGCAAAATTTAGAACTGGTACGTTTACCTATGTACGCAGTACGGCCAGTACCGTCAGGACGCTTCCAATTACCAGCAGTATGAAAAGAAGGAGGTCGTCCTCCGCAGGTAAAACCCCCGATAGTATCTTGCTGATCAGCCCAATCTGGTGAAACCAAGACTCCTTCCAGATCATCAAAAGCGTAGTCAATGCGAGTAATTTTAGGGCGATGTGCATAGAGTGATAACCATGCATGAAAATCTTCCTCCCAAGCGTACTTGCCGTGAGTACAGCCCATACCCGATATAGAAAGCATAATTGTATTATTCTGACCGCCAATACAGATAAATCCGCAATCATTTTCTAGTTGGTAGGTTTCATCGTAATAATTGATACCTTTATTCATTTTCTTTTCGATACCGAAACCAAAAATATCTAAAAGCACTTGTTCTAGGGCATAAACACAAAAAGTATCTTCATTTTCTGCATGCTTTTGAACATACGAGTTTAAAAAGGTATCTTTATGCATAGTGACATTTAACCAATCTATAACTGCGACTTCACCTTTTGCAGGTCTACGAATCATGACTGGTTTTGGACCGTCGTCAGTCATAACGAGTACGGTTTCTAAAAGAGGGTAGTCTTTATATGCTTTTTGGAGCTGCGTTAGGGCGTCTTGCTGGCACTTTTCCCCCGTATTACTAGGGGGGGAAACTTTCTCAAAAAGTGATACCCACAGTGGAGATGTGGATAAAGTATTAACATGTTGATTTTGCTTGTAATTAGTCATCATAACCATAGCCCCCATTGAACTCGATGCATTCACTATTATGTGTATCAAGATCATCAGACAAGGCAGATACAACAGCAGAGTAAATGCCTTGCTCATTTAGATAATTTTCAATATAAAAAAGGACTGCAACAGTGTCAGAACAAGGATTTCCTTCCATGATCGATGATTGACCATCAAGATGTATTTTTCTGGCAATTAGCTCAAAGGCTTCTATTTCAGTCATTTTTTATACTCGTTATATTTGTTCGATAATGTGAAGCTGAATAGAAAGTGAATTAATAAGGACTTCACCCAACTGGCATTTAAATTCATGAAAATCAAAAATGCTTAATAAACCGAAATTAGTTAAAACTTGCATGTGACCATAAAGTCTTGATGCATGAAGTTGAACCAAATATGAATTAACAGGGGATTCAATGAGTTTATGAAGCTTTGCTAATTCATCCTGAATGAATTTTTTTGCGCCATCTTCATTACAGCGATAATCAGATTCAATGCGGATTGATGAATCAACAGCACCTTTTTTATGTGTTCTAATCATGAATGCCCCTTGTTTATTTTTTATCTAAAATCAATTAGATTGGCTTAACAGGTCGCACCCTGTTAAGCCTATTCGAATCAACCATAAGGATAAGAAAATGATTGACCCAAACCTGTTTGGACAAACTATTAAAAATTCAATATTTGAAGTATTAAAAATAGCTTGGCCATATATATTGTTGGCAATATTTGTAGGTTTCTTAAGCAGTAAACGATTTAAGCGTTTTATTAAAAGAAAGTTTTAATAATTGACCAAAAATCGTAATAATTAAGCCCATAAATAAAACCAGTTAAATATCCTAAAAACATAAGGGCATTGTGACTTACACGATGCTCGTTATATGCATCACAAAATTTTTCATAGATTTCAAAAAACTTTGCTTTCATGTAATCAACCCTTGTGTTTTTTGTTTTATGGATTTACCTTTCTTGAAATGAAATATCCAAAATTGGTTAATAACCATAATTGGATACTAATATTCAAAATTGGATAAATCAAGGGTGTGAAAGTGGACTTATATGAGCTTATAGACAAAGCAAAACGTAAAAGTGGAAGCAATATTAAAGTTGCAGAAATAATGGATATAAACCCACAAAGATTATCAGATTGGAAGCATGGAAGAAGGAAACCAGAAGCAGGAGAAATCATGCAACTGGCTGTAATTGCTGAACTAAACCCAGCGGAAACATTGTTCCAGATAATGGAAAAGCTCGACACTGAGCATGCCGAGCTTTGGAGAATTTGGCGTCCCTACGGGGATTCGAACCCCGGTTACCGCCGTGAAAGGGCGATGTCC